CTGGCGCGAAGAGGGGGTGATAGGTGGAACCAATTCATGGCGTCGGTGGCCCAATTCAAGAAGGGCTGTCCGCGTCCAGGAAGAGCAAGGGTGGAAGCATCGATTGAAGATACTATCAAGACTTTAACGGCTACTAGAGCCGAACAGGATATCCCGATGTGGGTGGACGTCAAGCAAATTGACACAAAGAACGAAAACAACATATTCGCTCTCTGGAAATTCACTCAAGACGACGCTGGCAACCGTGAAAAATGCGGTAAGCACGAGCGTTACTATACATCAGGGGATTTTAGCGCGCAACTGCGCAGAACTGTTCGGGAAGTCTTTGCCGGAGAAGATCCGATAGGTAAATTCGATCACGACACTCGATATGCTCCATTCCTACCCAGTACATCGGCAAACTACATCAACACAAGGAAAGGTGCTGGTGCGGCCGGATATTTTATTGATCAAATTAGCTGGGCGAAGAATTGGCGGCTTCTAACTGGTGGAATCCAAACTCGATTGGAGAAAGATGAGGACGAGATTAGAGAAGAAGAGAACCACAGAAGGTTAAGGTATGACGCAACAAAGTTAAAAGAGCATTTTGCTAAGTTCCTTGACAAAATCGAAGAGGAAGCGATGGATGAAGAGCCACTGGTTAAACCAGTAGGCCTCCAAGAAGCGCTCAAGGTAAGAGTGATTTCGAAGGGACCGCCAAAGCTTTATACTTCGTTACGGAATCTGTGGAAGCACATTCACACGCACCTGCGGCAGCACCCGGCCTTTCGGCTGATCGGGGCGCCTGTCACGGCAGTGTATGTTCAGCAGCGGATGGGACGAAAGCTGAAGGATGGCTATTATTTTCTCTCTTGTGATTATAAGTCCAGTACGGACCTCATTGCAGCCCAGTTCTCGAACGATGTAGCAGACGAAATATCTGCCGTTCTTGAATTAGACGAACAAACCCGCGAAAGATTTATTCGTAGCCTCACGGGGCACGTCATTGAAGACGACCGTGGGGTATTGAGGCAACAGCGAAGAGGCCAGCTCATGGGCTCAATCACATCTTTTCCTATATTGTGCATTATCAATGCCACTATTCTCAGAATTGCCGCAGAGATCGCTGACAACAGAACATGGACGTTAAAAGATTGTCCAATGGCTGTAAACGGTGACGACGGGATTCTGAAAACCACTCAGGCAGGTATCGATGCATGGGGTGCGCTAACGCGACTCTCAGGCATGCAACCGAGCTACGCAAGTGGGAAGGTGTTTGTTGGTAGAACCTTTTTAGACATCAATAGCACAAATTTTGAATTTTCTCCAGAAAGTAATGAAACAGCGATGTTTCCTGCAGTCGAAGATGAGAACAAGGTTGTTCCCCGGAAGATACACTTTAAAATGACGAAGTATATCAACTGGGGTCTCATCAAGGGACTGGTCAGGAGCGGCGTAAGCGTGGGCATCGATTCAACGGTTGATTCGGGGTATTCAATCGGAAGTCGAGCCCGTGAGGCCTGCGCGGTCGCACCAGACGACCTAGGGGTAAGGGTCCTACGGCTGTTCATTAAATATAATAACGAGTTACTCACACGTGTGAGAGTTCCATGGTATATTCCTGAATCCCTGGGGGGTGTGGGATTACCATCTTTCATGGAACCAATTGAGGACATAGACGCGGAACCAAAGTTCATCATGGGTCCAAGTCGAAAGGATCTACAGTTAGCAAGAGTGGTGAAGCTAAACTGGAAGTATGATCGACCTAGATTGGTGGGGGATGAAGTATCATGGAATCTTCATAACTTAGTCATGCAATCTCAACCGACGAATGTCGAAATGAAATATAACAATGAAAAAGCGCAGAAAGCCTATGACACCTATTATGGTTTATGCGTCGTAAACGAGTTCTTTAAGACAGCACTAGTTGCTGACATCTTCAATCCTGATAAGC